GGGGTATCTTATTTATAGCCATGAGTCTAGTACCCAATAAGTAAGTGTTGCAACAAAACCACCACCAATAATTAATATCATAATAAGTGTTAAAGCATAAAAAAAGTGTTCTATAAATCTGCTCATTTAAACATTACTCCTGTAATTGACATAACTACTGCCATAAAACCTAACATACCTGCTTGAATAATTACTGCAATACCAATTATGAGTAGTTGTTTGTCTGCCCACCACTTTAACTCTGTTTCTTCCCATTCTTTTAACCGTTCATCACTAGCTTCAGCTGGTTTAAAAACAAGCTCAGGTTGAGTAGGTATAGAACTAACTTTAGGAGAATGTTCTATTTCTCTTTTCCATGAATCAACACTCACTAAACCACTCCCAAACTTTTTCATCTAAATATTCTTGTGGTGTCCAGTCGTCTAACTTTGGGTGTGGCTCCCACCACTCAAAGTCTTCTGGTATTTCATCTAATTCTAGTGGCTCTAGTATCCATGCTTCAACATCACCAGAGTCTAGTTCTTCATAGTCTTGGTGTAATGTGTCATCATTATACTGTGCATCTGCAACTCCTATGAAGTTTCTGAACTCATCTTCGTATGTCATTTTTATACTTGTTCCATTTCCTAGAAACTTTGCAAGATGATTTATCATAGGTATTGGAGGACTCCAAGCAGAATATCCTGAAATCTGACTAGTATCTGCATCTTCTATGCACACCCATTTTGCTCCCATATTTTCACAACCCCAAGCATACCAACCTTCTTCCGTGTAAGGCTCAGGGTATATAGGAAATAATTCTGCTTCCCATGTTTTCCATTTCATTTCGCCATTTTCTGTTTCTGCAAAGTCCAAGACTTCTTTTAGTTTATTTTTACTATTAGTTTCTATACTAATGTTAAAGTGTACATTATTTGCCATTTTTATGTTTCCATTTTAAATTATCACCAAGTTCTTCAAACTCAGTCATTTTTGTTTTACTATCGGTTTCATTTCTATAATACTTACTCTTCCAAGCAAGTTCCGCCATTTGAAACCATATTGCTACTGCTTTATCTACAAACTCTTTATCTCCCCATAGATAAAACAGATTCCACCATTCTTTTGTAAATCTACATACATGAACTTTTTCTTCATAAAATTCAGGGTGTGTTTTTACAATATCAACCAATGCTCTCATTCGCTGACTACCTGCAATTGGGTAGTAGTTTGGCATACATAATATTGGGTTTAGTAATCCGAACTCTATTAAACTTTCTAGTAAAGGTTGATTTAATGGAACTCTACTAATATTTTCCATTATTTTTGGTTCGTACAGTAGAAATCTAACTGTGCACACTTCCCACTCATAGGGAGGCAATGCTACTAAGTCTGCTGTTTCTTTACTAATTCTATCTGCTGCCATATTCTATTTCCATTTGTTCTTCGTATATAAGTCTAAATTCTTCCAATGAGGGTATTTTTATATAAATATCATTACTAAGATTATACTTATGTAGTTTTCTTACATATATTATATATGCTGTCTGTAATTGTTTCTCTGTGTATAGTATCACTCTAACACTCTTTTAGCTTTTGCTAAAGATTTACAGTAATGTTTGGTTATATTTACTCCGTAGGTAGCACCATTACGAACTGTAGCTTTTCTTTTATCTTCTACTAAATAATATGGCACAATACCAAATTGTTTAGCAAAAAATATTCTATAATCTTTTCCTTCTTCAACTAGTGTCATCATATGTCATCAACCTCTTCGCCTGTAGCCATACTCTCTTTTACGGCTTCCCTTTCTTTTGGATTTAGTACTGACTGCGGACCAATTTTTAATGTTTCCCAGTCAACTGCACTTGTAAATCCTTCCATTCTATTACTTCTCATTTTAACGCAATTAAATGTCATACACTCATCTTGTTGTTCCCAAGTTTCAAGAGCATATGCTGCGTCTGCTGCATCAAGTATACCCTTTGCAAATCTAGCCTCTCCACTAGCATCTGTCTGATATGGGGCAAAGAATAGTGTTTCATACTCTTGTGCATAAAGTTTCATTTTCTTACTTACCTCTATCTGTTCTGTCCAATCATATTGACCAGAACGAGTAGGAGCATTGTGACGACGAACTTGGTTCAGGTAATCCACTATAACCACTCCAACATCAAGTTGATTAACTTTTTTATCTAGCTCGGACTGAATCTTTGAGAGAGTTAAAGCAGGGTCATAAATGACATCTAACTGCTTTTCTTTGTGTAAGGGAAGTTTTGTTAGGTTTTTATGAAAGTTATCAAAGTCATGAGTTTTTTCAAACTCAGGTAATAACTCATGTCCGCCATCAAAACGACCAGCCCACCAGCCTCCGACTAGATTCCATTCTTCAGATGATAACATCTTACTTCTGAGTCTTTTAAGTGGTATCTTTGTTGCAATAGAACATATTCTTTGAAGAATACTTCTACTATCCATTTCTATTGTAAAGTAAAGGGCACTTCTGCCATTCTCATATACATTAGAAGCAATATTACAACAGGTAAGTGATTTACCTGCACCTCGTCGTCCTCCAACGAGAACTAAATCTCTAGGAGAAAATTGTATTTGTGAATCATACTCACTATTGAGTCCTAAGGGTAAATACCTTGCTAGTTCCTTATCATCTTCAAAAAGAGATATGCTTTGCATACTTTCTTCAGGTGGTTTGACATCTACCTTGTCACTTACTCTTAAAACTATTTCTTGTAGTTGTTCTATATTTTCTTCTGCCGAAGCCATTGCGACTGTGCCATCAATGTACTTATCTAACTCATCTAGAATCTCTACTTGTGCGTATTCATTTTTTAAATAATCTAATAAAAGCCAAGCGTCTACCTCAACATCAATAGTTGCGATAGCGGAAATCTTTTCTTGGAGTTGCCTGTCTCGGACTTCGTATGACAGGTCTTCAAATTTGGGTAGGTCTTGGTAATTATCTATATGCTTATCCAAGATGCGGAATATCGGCTGGTACTCGCCAGGTAGGTAATGTTCTTTTAATTTAGCCCATGTGTCTAAATCTTTCTGAACTATAATCTGTTTTAGTAGCGCACTCGCAATATTCATAATAACTCTCTCAAAGCAATAAAAGGCAGGGACTAAAGCCCCTGCCGACTAAATGAAATTTGCGATTAACCTATTTCTTTTTTAGCTGCACCGTTGTAATTAGCACATTGTAAACCTCTTCTGGTTAACATTGTTTTAACGCCTCTTACAGTTTTACCGATTTCATCTGCGATTTGCTCAACAGTCATATCAGTAATGTCAATGTCAGCAAGAACATCAGCTTTGCTTGAACCTTTAGTTTCCTTTTGTTTTGGAATACCACCAATCTCACCGCTTCTAAGTAGAGAAAGAGCTTTACCTCTGATAGAGTTTACTGACTTACCTAAGGCTTCAGCAATCTCTTCAACAAAAGAACCTCCATTTACCATAGAGATAAATGTTTCTTCTTCTTCAGGAGTATAAGTTCTAACAGTTTCTACTTTAGGAGCTGGTTTAACATGACCTGTTAATTCCATAGAAAGGATTTTACCTTGAATAGACTTAGCACTAAATGCTCCGCCTTCAAAGTTTTCTGCAATTTCTGCATATGTGTATTGTCCTGAGTTATCAGTAACAAAAGCACTTAAAGTTGCTTCTTGCTCATCTGAGAATGATTTAGAAGCTGAAGCAGATGCTAATTCAACATCATACCCCATTTTTCTCAATTTAGAACTAACACTTCTTGTTGAAGTTTCTAGCTCTTCAGCTGCATTAGCAACTGTAGATTGAGAAATAGGTGACTCACTTCCGACGAAGTCTACTAGAGACTGAGTTCTTTCGTCTGTCCATTTTGGTAATGCCATTTTATTTCCTAATTTAAAATTGTTTTTAAGTTGTTTATTATTGTTATTCCCATTTCTTCTGCTTTCTTGGTTTTTGCACTTGCTATTCCACTTTCATTAACTAAGATGGTGACATCTTTAGTTAAGTTGTCTTTTACAATGTAGCCGTATTTTTCTAGTACTTGTTTAGCGGCTGCTTTTGTGGGG